CGTAAGTAAATACTCTCATATCCTTTCTCTCCTTTAACTTCTGTAAACACATTATAACACATATCTGTAATTTGTCAAGTAGTTAACTTACAAAGTTTCTTTTTTAATCCCCAAATACGCATTGCCCCAAGTCTAGTAACTTTATCTCGTTCCCTTTTAGTCAGGCATCGTGCAGTTTTTTGTATTTTTGGTGGTCTCTCCAATTTACTGTGATATATATTTCCGGTTTTAATAACAGATAAGATACCCGCTCTGTCTGGTATATATTCATCAATAGGTAATAGATAATGCGGTACAGCGTAAAATAATTTTCTAATACGGTTTTTAAGATCAATATGTTGATGTACTTTTTCACAATCCTTTTTCAAGTCATTAAGTGAGACCTTAATTTCAACTTCATAAGCGTAATCACTGGCGGTTAAAACAAATAAGTCACACTCGTGTATAGACAACCCCCAAGAAATGTTAGGAACAACCAGGTTTCTTCTTGGATTAAAGTAACTGGCAATAGCAACCTCCATTTCCAAGGTTTTAAGTTTATTAACAACCCCCATGAAACACCCCTTGTAAGACTTTATATTAATCTGTAAATTCTTCTAGTATTTCCATATTATATATGTATGAAGGTGTATAAAAAGATTCATCTACTTCTACCCAACCATACTCATCTAAAGGAGCGTCAATGTAAAACCCTTTAGAACGAAGTTTTGAAATTATTTCTCTAGCCTTTGGAAGTTGATACATGTATTCACGGCAACTACCCATATTAAACCCAAGTAAAGTAAGGCTTCTCATATTTAGATAATGTGCATAAGTAAGAATATAAGCTAAAGAGCTAGTAAAATACTTAACGCCCCAGTCTTTAATTATTTGAATGGGGAATTTTTCAATATTGTCTACCCCAGTAAAATCCTCGGGGGTAACAATACTAGCACCAGAATCATTATATCTTTTACGCCAATCTATGTATCTTACCTTACCATACTCAATTTTATCTAAAACGTGTTCACTGTGTACTTGAAAAACTTTATCAGGGGAAAAAATACTAAAATGATTATACCAATCATTTACAGTCCATATATAAGAATTATTAAAATCAATATTGTCCTCTATATACTCTGTAAGTTGTCGTGTTTTATATAAACCTATGACGTATAAATGTTTCATTTATTCATACCACCTTATTTTTTAGATGAAGATTTAGCACCTTTTCTTCTATTAGTGGTTTTAGAAACAGCTCTTAAATTCTTTTTAGAATTAGAACCACCCTTAGAGAGTGGTTTTTTATGGTCTACTTCTCTGGGGTCACCTTGTTTAAGTTTTAATTTACGTCTGGCTTTATTCCTAGTAGACCTATTTTTTATTTGTTCTTTCTTTCCGTGATATTCACGATACTCTTTCTTATAATCCCTTTTCTTTTTTAACGCTAAAATATCCATATTAATTACCCTCTATTGAGTGTGACCACAATCATTACAGACATGAAAAGTTTTACCATACACTTGAATACTATCTACATAAACGGAACCGCAATAAATACACTTAAAACCGATCATATTAGATGTTGTTCGTTTAGTTCCCATGCGAGATAAAGCCATGTCTTTACTCATAATATCGTCGTATAAATTAAGACTACTCATTTTATTCCTCCGTTTAAATAGATGAATACTACCATGTAGCAATAATAGCATAATAGAGATACGATTGCCATAAAAAAGAAAAAATATTCATCGTTCATTAAAAACCTCTTTCATATAAGAAATAATGCCTTGGATATGTTCCTTACCGTATAAGATAGCAACGCTATGAACACCCTCCATTCTAATGCGAGAAACCGCTTCGTCTAAAACAAGTTGCTCCCTTTTATCACCGACCATTTTACCAATCCATACTTTTCTTCTTGGGAGATTTGTAATATCAGTATTATTGTAATTTATAATAGATTGTTTGAAACTCTCTCTAAGAGAGGGTCTAACTTTTAGGAGAATTTTAAGAATAAACAAGAACCGCTCCAAAAAGAAAGAAAATACCTTCTCAGTAAAAGAAAGTTTTTTATCTATATTTAACCAATTCTTTTTACCACATTTATTATAGAACCATGTTTGAGTTTTATAGTTTAGTATCTTCGCAAGTTCCTCATAGATACCTGTGTTTGACTTAAAATTTTTCTTAACTGGTTTAGCGTATTCATCGTCTTTTTCAAGTAAACCCTCACATAAAACGTAGTCGTAGTCACTTAACTCTTTACTTAAAGCGTTCCACCATTTTTTATGATTAATGTGTGTAGTACCATAGAGTGTAAGTTTCTTCTCTTCTCCGTCTTCTGATAAACCAATTTCTACTCTAGTTATTGTTTTGTCCATTATTCCCTCCGTTTTTTACAAACATCTTTCCGTCTTTCTCTGTAACCTCTACCTTTTTGCCCTGAGATTCAATTACAAAATAACCATCTGCGATATACTCTTCTTCTCCACTTCTGTAAACCACTTCTTTATTTTTATCGTAAACAATTAAATCGTAAACCATATCTCCTCCGTGTAATTATAATATAGCATATTTTACTATTTTTGTCAAGTAGTTTCCGCAGTTTTTATTATTTTTTTGAATCCGTATTTTTCCCAGTATTCAGCATAATCTGAATAAACATCACAAGTAATTCCGGTTTTAGATTCCGTCCATTTAACAAAAGCTACGGCTTCATACGGACTATAAAATTCAAGGAGTTCATCTCCTCTACATACAAAAATCATACCAGCATTATACCAGTAATAAATTATTTGTCAAATGATAAAAAACATAGACATGGTACCACCTTTATTGTATAATCTGAAAAAAATCAAAGGAGCGTTTAATGATTTACCTTTTATCTGGTAACGAAAATAGTGGAAAAGAAGAGGTATCTAAAATACTTGTAGATGATTTTGGACTTAAACATATAAAATACTCTGACAGAGTTGATGAATTAGTAGTGTTCTTACTAAATGAAATGGGGGGCCAAATAGATAATAGAAAACTAGAAGTATCTGATTGTAAAGGAAAAAACGTATGCAAACAAGTGTATTTACCGCATACTAACATGGACAGACCACTATGGTATCATATACAAATATTTAAAGAAGACTATATTAGAAAATATATATCTCTTAACTATTGGATTGAATATGTTATAAACCAAGTAAAAGAATTATACGTAGATACAGATATATTAGTATCTGATTGTATATACCCTAGCGAATTACTAATGCCTTTAGAATCTATAGGGGGGAAATATATAAAAACTGTATACGTAGCTGGAAAAGAGAGCCTTAAAGATCACAAAGAGAATGTTGAATACTCACAAAAATATCCAGAAAACGCATTTGACTACATAATAGTCAATAATGGAAACCTAGAGGATCTACAAGAAAATATTTTAGCTATGCTAAATTAAACTTAGTGATCCAATGGTACGCCTGAAAAAGAACAGAAAAAAACAGGATAATGTTTTGGATGGCTTCCATAGTGCCTGTTACTGGAATAGGAACTGTTACTGTTCCGATAATATCCCCTTTATTATCGGTGACTTCTAGATCTGTTGTAACGATGTCACTTCCCAATGGTGAGAGCCTTAGAACCCGTGCGATGATGAAAGATAGTGTAACCCAGAATACAATAAACATAATAACTCCTTAATTTAATTTCCACAACCACGACAAGGCGGTTTTACACGTGGAATAGTTTTATTAACCAACCGTTTAGGCGGTTTCCTTTTTAACTTTTCCTTTGTACTACGAATAGTTCTGTCTTCTTTAGTGTCACTCATGGAAATGATTATACAACATAATTTAAAAAAATGCAAGTATATTTGACAATTCTTTAAGTAAATGATATAAATAACTAATTAGTAAATTAGGGGTTTTTATGAAAGCTATCTCTACAGGGAAAAGAAAGAAATTTGACCTTCATGTTAAGACGAAAAAGGATGAAAAACCCGAAGCTAACATAGAAAAGTCATACGCTAGTAAGACAAATGCTAAAGTTTCTCAAGTAGATGAACTACCTAAGAATGACTCAAAAGAAGAAACAGCAGAAGAAATTAAGATAAAGAGTTCTTTTGATAAAAGAGAAAAAAATATTAATAGCTCTGCTGGAACAATAGATTGGGGTACATTTGATATATCATCTTTAGTTAATAAAATGGCTAAGTTTAGTGAGATGCTTACTGGTTTTCCCCTATACCCATATCAAGTAGAACCCCAAAAAAGAATTTTTGAGAGCGTTTTAAGAAATGACGGTGCAGAAATAACTTTACTACAAGCAAGACAAAGCGGTAAGTCAGAAGTAGTTGCTTGTACGGCAGCTACACTATTAGTTTTGATGCCTGTACTAGCAAGAGCGTTTCCAGATAAACTTGGAATATATAAAAGTGGTTTACATATAGGGTTGTTTGCTCCTAGTTCTGAACAAGCCGCAACTACACATACAAGAATAGACGAAAGACTAAGCACAGGTGAGGATATTTTAGTAGACCCCGACTTAAACGCCGCTAAAAAATACCAGAATGGTTTTGTATCTATAGACGGAGGAGATAAATCAGATAGATGGAGGTCTTACTGTAGACTTCAATCAGCGGCCAAGCAATCTCGAATTGAATCTAAGTCATACCATGTAATTTTAATTGATGAAACACAGGAAATAGATGAGGTTAAAATTCAAAAGAGTATTCACCCTATGGGTGCTGCTTATAATAGCACTATATTAAAATTAGGAACTCCCTCTTTTTACATTGGCGATTTTTATAACGCAATTCAACGAAACCTACTTAGCAGAAAAAGAGGGAGAAGCAGAGATCATTTTGAATACGATTATAACACAGTTCAAAGGTATAACAAACGATATAAGTCATTTATTGAACGTGAGAAAGACAGACTAGGGGAAGATTCTGACGCCTTTAGAATGTCGTATAAACTAGAGTGGCCCCTTGAAAAAGGTATGGCTCTAACTAAGAATCAATTTGATGAACTTATGAGAACCCCCTCTCTAAGATGGGAACACGGTGGTATGACTGAAACATACGTAGCTGGTATTGACGTTGCACGAGATGATGACTCCACTGTAGTTACTGTGTTGAAACTTGGTCGAGAATATGAAACCAAGGAAGACTTCACATATATAACAAGGGATAAAGTTATTGCCAATACCTTGGAGTTAACTAATCAAAACTGGGAACAGCAAATTGATTTAATACGAAGTTTTTTACAGGCGTATAATATAAAAGCCATTGCATTAGACGCTACAGGAGTTGGTAGCCCCATCTATGAAAGACTAGAAAAATTATATGAAGACCAAGACATTTACGTTATGGGAATCAAGTTTACCCCACAATCTAAAAGTGATATGGCAATGTTGTTTCAAAAAGAGCTTTTTAGTAAACGATTAAAGGTTCCCGCTCATCCAAGTGTTACTAAAACAGCTAGGTATAAGAAATTTATTGAGCAATTCACTACAGCTATTAAAAAATACAAAGACAGTTATGTCTATTTTTGCCACCAAGATATAAAAGGAGCACATGATGACTTCGTAGATAGTTATTTACTTGCTTTATGGGCTTCGGAGAATATGCGACAGAAACCCGTTGAAACATCACGGGAGAACGTTCTCATGAAGCCAGATCGGCAGAATAGATCAAAAAGGTACGTAAGGGCCATGTTTAGAAAAAAACGCAACACAACGTCGCTGTGTGCATCTGAGAGGTTCTAATTATTTTATGATTAACTATGGCAATACGATAGGTAAAAGTGATAAACTATTTTCTAAAAGATCCTGTATGTCCCATGAGGGTGTCTGCATAGCAGACAGGGGGGTGTCTGCTATACCGACAGGGGGTGTCTGCTATGCAGACACTAAATATATTAATATAAATATATAAATACAAATAAGGGAAAGCTCTTTTGAGCTTTCCACTAAAAGGAGAAGAAATGAGTCTAAAAATATCAAAACAATGGGAAAAGAAGCATATTAGCCCAGAAGCATCTAGTACCTCTCTATTAGAGGATAACTTGAAGAGAAAAGAGGAATTAAGGAAAAAAAGATATATAGAGTTTTGGGAGTTATATAAAGGCAATCATTGGTCTAATTCAGAACTAGATTCAGATGCTCCTCCTTTAGTATGGAATAAAATTCTAATAGCTGTTAATAAGGGGGTTTCTTTTTTAGTGGGAAAACCACCAACATTTTCTTTTGCTTCTAAAGAGATAGAGAAAATACTTTCCCCTTATGTGGAGATGATACTTGAAAATTCTGGAGGGCAAGAGTTATTTTTTTATGAGTCTGCTCAAATGGGAAGTATCACCGGGGATTGTTTTGTAAAACCATATTATGACGCATCTAAGAAAAAGGTTAGTCTACAGGTATTAGATTCTGGTGATGTTTCTGTTAGTTATAACTTCTACAATTACAACAATTCTATTCCCGATAGTGCGATTATTGAATACGCATTTATCAATGAAGAGGATTCAATGTCGATGTATCGTGAAGAAATATATAGTGATAAGATTGTTGTTTATATAGACGATGAAATTAGCCAAGAGTTTAGTGGTGATAACATACTGGGTAAGCCCTACCTTGTTCATATAAAAAACTTAATCCTTGGAAAGGAGCCTTATGGTATTTCTGATATAGCTCCTATTGAGGGGTTAAATAAATCTTTGAATAGTTCTATTAGAAAAACAAGAGATATTTTAGATTATCATGGAGACCCAGTGACTTTACTTTACGGGGCAAGAGTTGACCAACTAGAAAAGGGTGAAAATAAACTATGGGGTAATTTACCTACTGATGCTAAGGTAGAAAACCTAGAACTCACTACTGAATTGCCAGCCCATACGAATTTCACTTCTATGCTAGAAGACGCCATTTTTGAAGTAAGTCAAATACCAGAGGGTTCTACTAAGGGTCTAAAAGATATATCAAATACAAGTGGTGTTAGTTTGCAATTACAGTACATGCCTATTACTGAAAAGGTGCTTCAAAAGAGAATAACTTATGGGCAGGGTTATTCCAATGCTATATCACTAGCACTTGAGATTTTGTATTTTGCGGATAAGAAATATAATCTAGGAACAGGTATTATTGAAGCTAGAAATGAAGTTGAATCTATTATAAATTCATCTGAGGATTCTAGAACTAAACAGAAGGCTTGGAATTGGTCTAAGGTTAATTTTAATGATTTCTTACCAAAAGACGAGCTTATTCAAATGCAACTTATTCGTGATGAAATGAGTTTGGGTCTTGAAGACCGAGAAGGTGCTTTACATAGAATTGGACGTTACAAAGACGTTAAAGATAAAATCGAACGTGTTGATGAAGAACGAGTTAAGGAGATTCAATTTAATGTAAGCCATGAATACAATTCCAAGGGAAATGAATATGCTCCTACTAATCACACTCAGGGTATGAGACATGAAACTGAAACACCTGCTGGGGCTAGTAAGGAAATATTGAACGGTTAAAGTAACATAAATATACAGGAGGCAATATGATTGTTGTAAAAGAAGTTTTTAGAATGAAAGGTGGTTGGGTTAAAATCAATGAAGACGGTGAAGTTATTGGCCCTTTTAAGAATAAGACCAGTGCCGAAGCCGCTGAGTTCCCCACCAAGAAAAGTAAAAAGGAAGTAAGTAAGGAAAAGTCCGAGCCAAAATCTGCTCAGGCTAAAGAGAGTGTTGTAAAAGATACTTCAGGAGATAAAGAAGAAACAGATGCTAGTAGAACGACTACTGAATTATCCTAATGCAAGGGTTTACGCAAGTAACATAGAAGATCCCTCGATACGACGGATAGCTTTAGCAGAGCTATCCGTTATATCTGCTTATGCAGGGGTTGATGTACTAGGCCCTGACAAATTTGATGAATTTTTGCGGTTGCTAGATAAGAGAGTAGAAAAAGAGGTTTTATATTTGGTAAGAGAAAAAATGGAAGAAAGTTTTACTAATGTTTCTACACAATTATCTAAAAATGGGATTTTATCTGTTAAAGATTCAAAGAGGATATGGTCTAAGTTTGATTTTGATAAATACGCAAAGGAATCTTTTTATTCTCATTCTCTTGCGTATCGAGCAAAGAAGGCAAATAGATTCATTAAAAAAGATTTAGAAGCCTTACATGGTTACTTAAAGAATAAGCCCAGTTATTCTAGAGGGATTCAGTCATATTTACGGTCTAGTAAAGCAGTTTTTCCAACATCTAGACTTGTGATAACAGAAACTTCTAGAGCTTTAAGAAAACCGATCGAGGTTATTGGTAAGGAGCTAGGAAATAAAGTGATATATCATTGGGAATTATCTGCTTTAGGAGGAAGAAAGCCTGATATTTGTGATGAGATTTATTCAGAAAGCCCTTTTACCATAGATACTTTACCAGCTGTACCTCATTCAACTTGCATGTGTAATGTATCTATGGAGGTTAAAGGCAAAAAAATACATACTACATAGATAAATTAGTTGACAAATGCTAGTGTATTCTTGTAGTATGGCTTTATAATCTACGAAATATATGAGAAGGAGAATTAGTATGGGAAACGAAAACGAAAATACCGACAATAAAAAAGACGCAGATGCAGAAAGAGGTGACACTAAAGAAAAGGATGTTAATACTTCTGATAAAAAAGAGGAATCATCTGAGGAAATTAACAAAAGAATTAAGGAAGCAGTTGAAATTGAGAAGAAAAAGCTGTATGATACCCTAGGAGCTACTAAACAAGAGGCAAAAGAGGCTTTGGAAAAAATCAATCAGTATGAAAAGGAAAAAGCTGACTTAGCTAAGCAAAAAGAGGAAGCGGAGTTGAAAAAGAAAGAGGAGCTTGAAAGTCAAGAGAAGGAAAAGCTAGATCTTTCTGAACGACTGAAGCAACTGGAAGATTCCTTAAAAGTTAAGGACGAGCAGTTGAAGCATACGATTGATAGCCAAAAGAAATTATTTCAAGAGGAATTGAGTAAAAGAGACCTAGCAGTTAAGAGAGAAAAACTGCTGGGGCAACACAAAGGAGAAATTGTACCCGATCTTGTTATTGGTAATACAGAAGAAGAATTAGAAAAATCACTAGAAAAAGCAAAATCTCGTTATAAAGAGATTTATGAAGAAGCGAAAAAGAACGTAGAAAGTGCTAGTCTAAACAATGGAAAATTACCAACGTCTTCGGGACAAAATAAAGTCCCTAATACCGAAGGTGCTCCTGCTGGTACAGGTGATAGTTCAGAAGCTGCTAAAAGCATTGATGAACTGGCTGCCATGTCCGTGGATGAGTTCAAAAAGTATAAGGATAAAGTTTTAGCCGAAAAAGGGCTATAAAATATTTTAATGGAGGAAACTAATGCCTAAAACATTAATTTCAGATATAGGTGCTAATATTTTTGATATTTACGCACGTCAACTACTTTTAGACAATATGCCTAAAATGTATTTTCGACAGTTCGTTACTTATAAAAATGAAGCACAAAAGGAACCTGGTCAAACGATTGATTTCATCTCTTACTCTAACGTAAGTGAAGGTGGTCAACTAACTGAGGATATTCCTATTCCCCGGAATAAGATGTCTTCTTCTACTGAGTCTATTACTCTTACTGAGTTTGGTAACGCCATTTCATTTTCACGGAAAGCTAAGACAGCTTCTATTCGTGAGTTGATGGATGACGCTATCCTGTTGCTCGGTCGAGATTATAGAACAGTCATGGACAAATATCTTCGTGATATTTTTCTTGGAACATCTAACAAACATTACACTAAAGCTGATGGTAGCTCTGGATCAGCAATAACTGATGTAGCTGGATTGTTTGACGATGATACACTGGATGCTGTCGTTGAGGTAGCAGAGAACCTTAATATGCCTAAGTTGGTTCGTGGAAACGAATCTTTTTATGCGTTTATTGGTACTCCCCGACAAATTCGTCAGATGAGAAACTCCACTGATTGGCTTGATGCTCGTAAGTACACTAATCCCAGTGATATGTTGACTGGTGAAGCAGGGCGTCTTAATGGTGTAGTATTCTTGCAAAGCACATTGATGCCTACTGTAGATAGTGGTGGAGCTGGTGGTGATGACGTTTCTCGTGGTGTTCTTATCGGAGCAGATGCCGTAGGTTATGGTGATTCAGTGCCTATGGAACTTATCCCTGGTGATCAAGAAGATTACAAGAGAACTGAATCTGTTGCATGGTATACGATCGCTGGTGCGGGTATCCTCAATGATAATATCATTGAAGTTCAAACAGCTGATCCTATGTCCACCTAATAAGGAGGTTTGAGATGAGTTTTGCATTTAGAACAGGTGTTGTTGAAGAATCAGCTACACTAGCTGTTGACGGTGAACAGGTAGTAAATCTTCCTGATGGATCTAAAGTTGGTGGCGTTATGGCCATCAATGATTCAGATGGTAAAGTTTTTCCTATACTAGCAGTAGGGGATGATACTGATCTAGGATTTACTGCTATTGTTGATGAAGACGAGGGAACAGTCACTTTCAAAAACGAGACTGGAGCTGAAGTAGATACTGCTACAGTTCGTGTAATAGTAGTGATGTAGTAAATATTTCTGGGGGAGGGGTTTCCCTCCCCCTTTATTTATATAAGGAGAACATTATGTCAGAAGTAGATACAGTTAAAGAAGAAAGTATTGTACAAGAAGAAAAAGCCCCGGAATCAGGTGTAGTATCTAAAGAAGAAGTTAGTTTTAGAAACAAAGGAAAGGTAGAGAAAAGTCCTACTGCACTTATTGATAATGAATCTGTTGTACTAACTAAGGATATGACTTTTTATCATGGTGGGCAATACTACCAAATGGAGAAAGATAAGAAGTATAAAGTAAATGCCACAGTGAAAAAAACACTCGTTGACCGAGGAGTGGTTAAACCCTCGTACTAAAGGATATTTAAGTGGCTCAAGTAAGGTTATACTACGATATTAGTGAATTAGAAGAGGAGTTTCTAGAACAACCAGAAACTAATTCTGATTCTGTAATTGACATAGCCAATTTTAAGATATATGAGAGTAATTCCAAAGACGGTAATTATGCTTATATTGATAATGTTAGCTATATCCCTTCAAATGATTATGTAGAAACAGATAACGCCACTAGCTTTGACTATTGGTTTAAGTTGTCTTGGGTAAATTCCGCTGGGGAAGAATCTGAGTTATCAGAACCTTCTTTAGGAGAGAATTTATCATACATTTTAGATAGAGTTATTGAAGACATGGGGGATTTAGATAGGACTCATCCAGCTTTTGAGGATGAGTCTTATGTGTCTAAGATAAGGTCTGCTGTTTCAAGAGTTACAGAAGAAAGAAACATATCTAAAGTTCCCGAAGAGAAGGAAGAGCTGATAATAGCA